AATTCAAAGTATAATGAAGAAATACAAAATTTTGCCCTACAACAAATGGGCAGAAGAAGACGTGCGGAGTATGATGATGGTGTTCCAAGAATTAAAGTACCATCTCCTGCTCCTAACACAACTTATTAATAAGGAGAAAATATGGCTATAACAACTAACGCAATATGTAATTCTTTTAAAAAAGAATTATTAGAAGGTGCTCACAAGTTTCAAGCTGCTCCTAACGGAAGCACATACAAACTTGCAATGTTTACAAACGGAGCTACTCTAGGAAAATCAACTACAGGATATGCAACAAACCCTGGTGGTGGATCAAATACAGAAGTAACTTCACCATCTGGTTACACAGCTGGTGGTAAAGCATTAGTAAATGTCGGAACATCATTAGCAACTAACACTGCGATCACAGACTTTGCAGATTTATCTTTTGTTGGTGTTACTCTGACTGCAAGAGGAGCTCTTATCTACAACACAACTACATCAGGTGGATCAAACACTACTGATGCAGTAGCAGTTTTAGATTTTGGTGGAGACAAAACAGCAACTTCAGGAACATTTACAATTCAGTTCCCTGCATTTACAACTTCAGCTGCGATTCTTAGAATAGCATAAGGAGTAAAATGTTTTTATGTCAAACACTTGGGGATCACTCACTTGGAACGCTGGTAATTATGGAGCACAAAATGACTTCACAGTTATCGTTTCTGGTATAAGTGCATCCTCAAGTCTTGGCAGTCAATCAATAGAATTAAATACAATTGAACCTGTAACAGGTTCTACAGCAACATTATCTGTTGGTGCATCATCCGTAGATTTATTAAATAACGGATGGGGTGCAAATACGTGGGGCTTTAGTGAGTGGGGACAGATTGGTACTTTAGTTACTGGTCAATCATTGACAACAAGTATTGGCTCAGAAACTGTATCAATAGATGTTTCAGTATCAACTACAGGACAATCATTATCATCCTCAGTTGGCAGCACTACAGTATCAATAAATCAAACTTTAGCTGTTACTGGTCAAGCATTAACATCTAGTATTGGAGTTGCTGATGCAGCACCAGATGCTATAGTTACAGGACAAGCTTTAACCACCGCAATTGGTAGTGTTACTGCTGTTGGAATTATAGAAATAGGTTGGGGTGGAGACTCTTGGGGTGAAAACCAATGGGGTGAACTTAATGCTCCAACTGTAGATGTTACTGGATCAAGTGCAACATTAAGTGTTGGAACAGGAACATCAATAACAGCTAATGCAAATGTTAGTGTATCTGGTATATCTTTAACATCATCTGTCGGAGATAATACTTCAGGAATATCATTTGATTTTGCTGCAACTGGATTGTCTTTAACTACTTCAATTGGTGAAGAAGTAATTGATATAGGTGTGCCTGTAACTGGTTCTTCTTTAACATCTTCGGCAGGACAATCTACTATTGATCCTACATTCTTAATTGGAGAGGGTTGGGGTAGAGATACCTATGGTAATTTGGCATGGGGTGTAAATTACTCAGCTAAAAACAATACAGGACTTGCTTTAACTTCATCAATTGGTAATGAATCTGTAACCACAGATGTATCTGTATCAGTGACTGGACAGGCATTAGGTTTAACATTTGGTGTCTACTCAGTTACAGCTGATGCTGATTTATCTATTACCGTATCTGAGCATACGATGACGAGCTCACTTGGCTCCACATCATTAACTCAAACCACTACTGAATCTCTAACTGGACAAGCTCTAACAAGTTCAATTGGTGATGTAGTTGCAGGTCTTTTCTTAGATGTGCCTGTAACTGGTATATCACTAACATCGTCTTTAGGAACCACAAGTTTAACACAAACAACGACAGAGAGTGTTACTGGACAAGCTTTAACTACATCTCTAGGCACAATTACGCAATTGCCTCAAGTTGTTGTTGGTGTCTCTGGATTATCTTTGACATCAGCCATGGGTGAAGAGGGCACTCAGGCTAATGCCAGAGTGGTCCCTACAGGACAAGCTTTAACAAGCTCAATAAATGGCGTAAACGTTACACCGTGGCAGGAGGTTGATTTAGGGGTAAATAATACATGGAGATTAGTTGCATAGGGTAGGGTTGATTTAACTTGTGACCTTAAGTAAAATTACAAACTATAGGAGAAAAAAATTATGGCTTCATCTTT